TCATTTTCCAATTTTTTCCTTCTGGAGCTTTTGGAGAATTAGGTGCTACTAATACTGGTTGATTGTCGCCTGCTTTTTTATTTAAGTTAGGAACAAGATTTAAATATATCTTATTCTTTGGTTGCTCGTTCATTATACCTCATTTTGAGTTGTGATCTCATCACGCTTACTATTAAATTTATTTAAAATAGAATTGTAAGTTACGAGATCGTTTATTTTTATTTGGTTAAGTAAATCTTTATTTGCTCTCCACAGAAAGTCTAGCTTTGCTGTATGAGGTGCGTATAAGATTCGCTTTTCCAATTCTTTAACAACGCTAACATCATATCTATTATTGGCTGATGGTGTTGTTACTTTTCCATTCATAGGCTGTACTGGAATTTCTAATTCCTCATACTCTTCTTTTGAAGTTACATCTTCAAGAAGAATACCCATGAAACTTAAAGCTCGTGTGATTGCAAATGTTTCAGCAATCTCTAAGTAGCCTGGTTTATCTCTGTATTGTTTAGAGTAACCTGTTGCTACAATATGTTCAGGATCTGATTTAGTTATAATACATTTCATAATAACATAACGATCTGAGTGTTCCTGTATTACACAGTTGATACCAAACTCAGTACCAAATACTTCTCTAAAATAGCGAATTTTGGACCACGCTGATACAGTTTTTTTATTATGCTGATTTAAATACACCCCATTGGCTGCACACAAATCATTAACTTGTTTTATTTTTTCTTTCATTCTTTCCTTTAGTTGTTTTTTCTATTGAGCAAGAGTGAGCAAATACTTCTTTTGATTTATAGAAAGTACCATACTTATTCTTGCCACTTGACTTACCTATGTAAGTTATCTTATCAAATAACTTATCACATATTCTTGGAGAATAAGAATCAATTTCATAACCTAAGTTATAGATTGTGCCATTCATCATTATTATCGTAAGAATAATTTTCATCTATTAAAACACTACTGTTACTAGCAGTACGATTGCAGTTATAATTAAAGATATTTTTATAAACATATTTCTAAATAACTTATCTTCTCTCTGTTTAATTTTACTCATTATAATATCATGACGAAACTGTTCTTTAATCTTGTCATGTTGCTTGTGATAATAATTTATATCCATATTTCTACACATTGTCCCAAAGACTAGCTGCTTTTTTTATTAGCTCTGGCTGTACATCTCGCCACATATAACTTGAAAAGTCTGGTGGAGGAATTAATTTACTCATATCTTTTGCCGAGCCACGACATAAGTACACAATGTTCTGACGAATTTTATCAACTAATAAATCTTGTTGAATTAAAAATTCCATATACTCAGGCGTAAGCAAATCACAAGTGTCAGGAGTAAACACATTAAAGTTATCTTGATTAACATAAAGTAAGTGAGGGATTTTTTTTGTAGCATACCAATAGAAAGCACACTGGCGTACATGATTTATATCTGGTTGTTTTGGTAAGTATGCTTTGATCCAACTAAACCCTGCTTTAGTATCTGACTTTCTTTTTGATCTATGCTTGGTCTTTAACTCTACAAGTTTAGTTCCACTCATTTGTTCGTAATCTATTCTGCCAATCTTATCTAAAACTAATTCTTTAAATTTATGCGTGCAGTATCTTTCACTTGCTACTTCATCTCCAAGTTTAAGATCATCTAATGCTTTGCAAGTAATCTTAATCATATCCACAAGATAATTTTTTGTATCTTCGTGCTGTTCTTTATCTAATTCATTATGAGGTTGATACTTGTCGTATTCGGCAATTTCTTCTTTGATGATAGTATCTATATTTTTTTTCTCAATGAGCATTTTCTTTTCTGCTTCATACATATATTTAGAAACATATTTTTGTGATGCTCTGCCGATAGATACGCCAGCATTCATTCGGAACGATATGTTTTTGTTCCGCCTGTCAGTTTGATCAAACCAACAGTAGTTTACCAACCAATCTGCATTTGACTGTGCTGTCTGACTTGGAGATCCATGATCAAGATTAAGTTTTTCATAATACTTAATACAAATATCAGGATCAAAATTATTTAGTGCTGCTGTAGAATTGTTCTTTGTTAAATCAATAACCATTTTAAGCCTTTCATTTTTTTTAAATAGCAATATTCTTATTGGTTATTTATGTCAATAAGTATTTTTAAATAATTAATTTGACATATAATCATTATGGTTATATAGGGTTTTTAACGAAAGGTAAAACAATGAAATACAAACTACAATTAAAAAAACTACTTAAAAAGTATCATAGAATGTTTGATGCTTTTGGAAATAAAAGGAAAACTAAATGACACTAAACGAGTACAAAGAAAAACATAAACTTAGCAATAAAGATCTTGCAAAGTTAATAGGATTAACAGGTAAGAATCCTATCGTATCTGTGATTAGGTATTTAAAGTCAGAGAGAATACCTCATCCTAGATTTATGAAAGTAATTACACAAAAGACAGGGGTTAATCCTAATAGCTTTTATGAAGAGTGGTATGCAAAGTATAAAATTTGAAAAGGTTATTATTTATTGGCAGGATATAAATGGTGGCGATGCGTGGAATACAAAAGCTGATGCTGATAATTTAACTGTCGCTGATTGTTGCACCATTGGATATATTTATAGTGAAACAAAATCTTGTATTAAAACATTTGCCACATATTCAATTTGTGCTGATGGATCAATAGACTATGGGGATCTTGTGGCTTTTCCTCGTGGCTGCGTAACTAAAATAGAAAGGCTAGATAATTAAATGGATGATAAAAGAAAAATGCTTTTAAAAATATTAAAAGTAAAAAGAGATACGCTTAAAATATATAATAAAATACCAGCACCTTTTAACAAAGGTTTAAAACCAAACATGGATATAACTAAACTGCTTGAATATTTTGAAAGGATGAAATGATTGATCAAGAACTACACATTGAGGATGTAATAGAATTGTATGACGAGAAGATCGTCTTACTTAAAAAAGAAATAGATAGGCTTAATGAAGAAGTACAGGTTCTGAATATGGAACTAATGAAACTGAGAGCCAATGTCATTTCTTAATCACAACATACCAGTATGGAAAGCCAAAGTTAGATTAGAATATTTATACAATAAAGAAAAACATATTGGAGAAGAAGAGGTATGTCTTATCCATAGTATAACTACCTTAGAGGGTAGAACACCATTGTTTAATATTATGCTACCGAATGGTGCTAACTATGCAAGGCTACCAATCACAGCTTTTTTTTCTGATCAGTATAATAGAAAAGATGTAATTGATTTAGAATTAAAACAAACTGTGTATTGGGATTGCTTATCTTATTACGCTAATGTTATTGAGTACAATGCTCTAGCCACAGCACAGTGTAAATTTATTGATCGTAATAATAAATTACATAGAGCTAACTATCTATTTAGTATTGACTATGCTCAACCTGATATGAACTTATTAAACATAACTTATAGTGAAGTAAGTGCAGAACATAAGCATCATCATATATTAGAATTAAATAAAGGTGATAAGTGGCAAGGCAATTATGCACTAATGCCAAACAATAAAATACTATTTAATCTACCAAATTTTACAGTCAAAGATCAGATACCAGATTATAAAACTAATATGGATTATCCTAGTGTTGAAACAGATTCTTGGAGTACATCAGATGACGACAGCTTTTATTACAAGGTTAAAAATTAATGGCTAAAGATATTTATTTTAATCAAGCAAGGATTAACTGGTACAATGAATGGCATAGGAAAGTTCAGGATAACAGTAAATTTAGAATGATTGATATAGATAGCTACGAATACTGTTCTAGGTGCAGAAATGGGATTGCGATTATAGAATCCACGTATGATGTAGGCAAATATAACAAAGTTGCCTATATAACTGCTGATGTAGGTACTAAATTAAACATCCCTGCTTATATAGTTTATTATAACATAGAGGGAGTGGCTCATCCAACCTTTGTTGTGTCAAAAATCAATGCCATTTTAGAAGAAATAGACCCTATATCTGAGGGGTCTATGGTTGAATTAAATGAGCAGGAATATATAGGTTATTTAAATTGGCTCAGAGAACAACACACATGCACATAATATATGGGTAAATATACACCA